GTTTTTGTGTCTCATGATTTAGCCATAAGGAGGACATTTTCAGGCTGTTTTTCATTTTTGAAGGAAGGAGAAGAGTGTATTTTGCAGGAAACAGATACGAAAGAGCGGAATGTGACGGAGTGTTCGCAGCATGATGCAAAACAACAGGGAAAGGCGAAACGGTATGGAAAATATACTGTTCAGTCCACCTTTGCAGGAAGCTGTAGCATTACGGATGTTATGAATTGCTATATAGAACGGAAAGCGTCACTTAGATATCAATAGAAGCTGTTTTTACAGCAGTTGAAGAACGACGGGAGGAATTGTAATGAGTAAGAAACAGATTGATGTATACAGAACAGGAATTTATCTGAGATTGTCTCAGGGAGATGAAGATATTGATGGACTGGAGAAGAAGGAAAGTAACAGTATTTCCAACCAGAAACTTTTGCTGGAGGGATTTATAGATGCCCATGATGATTTGAAACTGGTGGATATTTTTATTGATGACGGTTACAGTGGAAGTAATTTTGACAGACCAGAGTTTCAGAGGATGATGACATCCATGAAGGCGGGGAAGCTTGACTGCATTATTGTAAAAGATTTGTCCCGACTTGCCAGGGAGCGTATTGGTGCGGATGAGCTGATACAGAAAACTTTTAAGAAATATAACGTGCGTTTTATTGCAGTATCGGAAGGGTACGATAGCCTGACTGCCAGTAGCAGTGAGACGCATACGATCATTCCTTTCAAGAACCTGCTGAATGAGCAGTACAACGGCGATACGTCTATAAAGGTTCGTACCAGTCAGGGCATTTTGAGAAGAAATGGGCTGTTTATCGGTGCATTTGCGCCATATGGCTATCAAAAGGCAGAGGATAATAAGAATCATCTGGTGCCGGACCCTTATGCAGCCGGTGTGGTTCAGGGAATATTTGCAAAGAAGCTTTCGGGAATGAGTGCATCAGGAATTGCAAGGATTCTTAACAAGAATGGTGTGCTTGCACCATCGGAATATAAGGCAAAATGCGGAGAAAAATACAGCACCAGTTTTAAAGGTGCAGGACAGTCAAAATGGTCTGCCCAGACAGTATCAAGAATTCTTAAGAATGTGGTGTATATCGGAACATTGGCGCAGGGAAAACGAACAACTGTCAGTCATAAGGTTAAGAAGGAAATAGCAGTACCGGAATGTGACTGGGTGGTAGTGGAGAATGCACATGAAGCAATTATCAGCAGGATGGATTTTGATGCAGTACAGGTTCTGATGAGTCGGGATACCATAGCAGTTGCTGGAAAAAACGAATCATATATGTATGCGGGTATCTTATATTGTGGGGATTGTGGCAGCAGTATGGTACATCGCAAGGAGTCTTACAAGGGCAGGGAATATATCAACTATATCTGTTCCAATTATAACCGAAACGGGAAAGATGCCTGCAGTCGTCACTGCATTCGTGAGGAGGACCTGAATCAGATTGTGTTGGGAGAATTGCAGGGATATATCAATAGTATGTGTGACTGTGAAAAGGTACTGGCGCATCTGGATGAGCTGAATGTGAATTATGATGAGGCCGTTGCCCATGATAAAGAGATTGTTGCCCGGAAGCAGGAGCTTACAAAATGTTCTGCATTTAAGGCTTCCCTGTATCAGGATTTGCGTGATGAGATTATCAGCAAAGAGCAGTTTACAAGGTACCGCGAGGAGTTTTCGGCAAAAGAGAGGGAGCTTGAACAGGCAATCAGAGAGCAGGAGACAATCATCCGCGATATATATGAAAATGGAATTGCTGTGGCAAAGGACCTGGAGCAGTTTCGTGAAGGTCTGGTGATTGGAAATCTGGATCGTGTGGCACTGGTTTCATTTATTGACAGGATTCTGATTTATGATGATTTCAGGGTGGAGATTGTGTTCAAGTATCGTCAGGAGATGGAAAAGGTTACCGGACTGTTTGATGTCGCAAATGAGAAGAATGCGGAGCCAGTGTACACCATGGTAGATGGTTTGCCAGTGCTGGAGCTTAAGGAGGCAGTGTAAATGGCGAGAACGAAGAACAGATTTAATGCAGTTCAGATACCAGAACCGGTAACAGCTGATGTACCTGCAAAGCAAAGAAAATCCTTTCGCGTTGCACTTTATGCCAGATTGTCGGTGGAACTGAAATCCAGACCATCGGAGTCCATAGCCAACCAGCTGAGTATTTTAAGAGAATTTATCAGGGATAAGGCTGAATTTGCAGAATACCATGAATATGTTGACAGTGCAGTGTCGGGAACCAGTTTTGACAGACCTGCATTCGGGCAGATGATGGATGATGTCAGAGATGGGAAAATCAGTTGCATTATTGTGAAGGATATGTCCCGTTTTGGCAGGGATTATATCGAAGCCAGCAACTATATTGAAACGATATTTCCGTTCCTCGGGGTCCGTTTTATATCGGTAAGTGATCATTTTGACACAGAGGCAGAATTTAACCAGAATAAGGCACTGGAAATTGCATTGAAAAATCTGGTGAATGATATGTATACCAAGGATATTTCAAAGCGTGTTTCAGTCAGTCGCAGGCTTGATATGGAAAGGGGCAAATTTACGGGAAGCAATGCACCATATGGTTATAAAGTGGATAGTGGGGATGCCCTTCGTAAGTATGTGATAGACAGGGATGCGGCGGCAGTTGTCCGTCAGATTTTTGAACTGGCAGCAGATGGAGTGACGCTCAGGGAGATTGCGAAAGCACTTCAGGAGTATCGTCTTGCATTACCGGGAGATTATCTGAAAACAGGGAATCTCTATGTGGAGGAAGGTGCAGAGGCAAAGGCATGGTATCCTGGTACGATTTCCAACATCCTGAAAAATCAGGCTTATATTGGGAACATGGTACAAGGGAAAAGGCGTACCAGCTTGTATGATAACGAGGCAAGGCATGCTACGGATGAAAATGATTGGATTGTGGTTGAAAATACCCATGAGGCAATCGTGGATAAGGAGCTTTTCAACAAGGTAAGAGCTGTTATGGATAAGAAGGTGGAAGAGAGTATTTTCACATCTGGCAGGGGAAAGAATCTGCCTATAAAAGAAGATATTTTTGCAGGAATTTTATTCTGTGGAAATTGTGGCAGAAGAATTCCTTTAGCTTCCAGAATCCTGGAGAAGGATGGAGTGTTGGAGCGCCAGTATTTTTATTCCTGCAGATACAATTATGATTTCGGAGGGAAACAGTGTGGTTGTACCATTATGGAGCAGGAGCTTATAAATGTGGTGAATAACCTGCTTACAACTCAAATTGCAGTAATGACCGACAGTGCCAGGACGGAGGCTTCCATGCGAGGCGTAATGGACAGGGAACTGAAAAATCATGACATGAGGATTCAGAAGCTTCAAAAGCAGATTGACAGGAAGAATTACGAAGAAAGTAAAGAGTATCAGTCTTATGTTACTGGTGAGATTACCAAGGCCGATTTCAAGTGCAGGCAGGAGAAAAACGCAGATGCCATAATGAGACTTCGCGGGCAGATATCGGATGAAGAGGCAAGCCGCAGGCGTGTGAAGAGATTTTGTGAGAAGAAGATACAATGGCTGAAAGCAATTTATCGTTTTCAAAGTGAGGTTACCC